TGCCCGTCGCCGTCCTTGGTATATCCGAGGAAGTGATTGTGGTTGACCTGTACCTTTCCCTGCTGGTAGCGGTACTGTAGTCCGAGCTTCACGTTCTGGGAAAGGGACTGGGATTCCTGCTGCCTAAGGACTGAGGTTTTAATACAATGAAACGATTTGTCCTGAGGGCTCCGGCCTTTCGTTTCATAGTGTAGGAATCGTTTCAGAGTACAATGGTGTCAAATTTTGCGAATTTCTCTTGACGCAGACTGCTAATCTTGATAGATTGTAAGTATGCATAAACTTGTAATTTGTTATAAAGAAGATGAACCTAAAGGGGAGCATTTATATGAAAAAATACATTCTTAAAAAATCTATGGCGATACTTATGACCCTCGCGATGGGGATAAGCCTTATGCCGGCAATGACGCTGACGGCGGAAGCAGCGGCGGTGGATTTAACACAATATAGTAATAATAGCTGGGGCGATCAATCGGTAAGTCAAACTGAAAATAATATAACAATCACTGCATATGATACTCAAAATTTTAATCCGATGTTTGGCTATGGCGATGACAAATACGGTTCTCAGGGCTTGTATATTGGTGTGTCTACTGAATATACCAGTGGCCCGGTCAGAGCGACGATTGAAACCGGTTCAACTTTTGCTGCAAAGTCTATAGAAATCGGAACATGTACCGGCACAGGCATTATTTCCGTTAACGGATATAATGGGGAAACAAAAGTCGGTAATGGAGCATCGACCCAAATTGTCTCACCTGGAGACAAACCAACTATTAATTTGAGTGAAGACGGAGATTTTTCATCGATTTCAAAGTTGGAAATTATTTGTTCCAATAGTGATTTTATGATTTATAGTTTGGACATTACGCCAGCAGCCGCCAACACCCCGCCGACGGTATCCAATCTGAATGGTGACAGCGTAACATTCACAGAGGATGGCAGCGCCGTGCTGCTGGACAAGGACAGCAATGCGACCGTTACCGACAGCGATAATCCCGTAAGCCTAAACGGTGGGAATGTTATCGCTTCGATTTCTGCTAATCGCGTAGTTGGCGAAGATGTTCTCTCGATCAAAAATATTGGAACATCTGCCGGTCAAATCGGTGTAAGCGATACTACCGTTTCGTACGGCGGTACTGCAATCGGTACATATACGGGAGGAACGGGCAGCAATGATTTGGTAGTCACACTGAACAGCAGTGCGACATTAGAGGCAACAACTGCCTTAATCAAAGCGCTTACATATGCAAATACAAACAGTACTGATCCAAATACAACAACACGAACGGTTCGCGTTACCGTGAATGACGGAAGCGGCGGAACATCCTCCAATGCCGATGTATCTGTCGGCATTACCGCCGTCAACGACGCGCCAGTTGTGACGACAACCGGGGGGATAACGGCATTTACAGAGGGAGCGGACACAACTTCCACCCCGGTAGCAATTGACAGCGGGATAACCTTAACGGACCCGGACAATACGACGCTTTACAACGCGACAGTCTCAATCACCGGAAATTTCCATTCCGGAGAGGATGTATTAGGCTTTAGCAATACCTCTGCGGTCACTTATGGAAATATCGCTGCAAGCTACAATGGCGCAACGGGCTTTCTTATACTGACTTCTTCGGATGGAACGGCGACAATTGCTCAGTGGCAATCCGCTCTGCGCGCGGTAACCTACACAAACAGCACTGAAGACCCAGATACAAGCACCAGAACCATCTCCTTTACCGCAAACGACGGCATGGCGGCTGGCACGGCGGCAACAAAGAGTGTTAGTGTCACAGCAAGCAACGATGCGCCAATACTTACATCCGGTGTGGGAACAACGACATATACCGAAAACGCGGCAGGGGTTGCTGTTGACAGCGGTATCACAATCAGCGATCCCGATAGCAGTACGCTTGCTTCGGCAACCGTTTCAATCACTGTCGACTTCCAAGCCAGTAAAGATGTGTTGGGATTTGAAAACGGTGATGCATCAACATATGGCAATATTTCAGTCGATAGCTACAATGCCACCACAGGCGTTCTGACGCTGTCCTCCGCAGGAGCAACGGCAACGACAGCCCAGTGGCAGGCTGCTTTTAGAGCAGTAAAATTTTCAAGCTCATCGGACAACCCCGGAACAACGAGAACCGTAAGCTTTAAAGTCAAAGACGTAGATAACGCGGAAAGCACGGCCGTTACAAAGAATATTACTGTGACGCCTGTCAACGATGCACCGACTAATATTGCGCTGGACAATGCCTCGATTGCTGAAGGCACAGCAGCAGACACGAACATTGGTACATTGTCAACGACGGACCCTGATACAGGGGATACCTTTACATATTCAATCCAATCGGTCAAGGATAAGAATAATAATGACGTAAGCACGGATACTTTTGCCATAAACGGCAGCCAGCTGCGCACAAAAGCAGCTTTGAGCTTCAGCGCAAACAACAGTTATTCAGTTACAATTAGAACTACTGACGGAGCATCATTAACCTATGACAAGACCTTTACGATAACTGTCACAGAAGTAAACGTTGCACCGACTGACATAGTTCTTTCGACAACAAGCGTAGATGAAAATGCAGGAGCAAACTTTGAGGTTGCAACACTGACTGCAACTGACCCTAATTTATCGGATACCTCATTTACTTATGCTCTTGTCGCCGGTGACGGTTCCGCAGACAATGGAAACTTCAACATTTCAGGCGATAAGCTGAGGCTTACAAGCTCTGCGGATTATGAAACGAAGTCCAGTTACTCCGTGAGAATCAAAGTAACAGATATCGGCGGTTTGTCTTACGAAAAAGCATTCACTATATCGGTTGCAAACGTCAACGAGGCGCCCGTCATTACAGCCTCCGGCGGTACGTCCGCATTTTCGGAAGCCGCTACCGGAACCTCCATTCCTGTGTTCGTGGACGGCGGATTAACAGTTGCCGATGTGGACAGCGGCACCGTTCTATCCTCTGTATCTGCGACAATTTCTTCGAACTATAACAGAGCGCAGGACGTGCTTTCTTTTACAAACGACAGCAGCACAATGGGGAATATTGAGGCTTCGTTTGACAGTGACACAGGTGTTCTGACATTGACCTCCGAAGGAGGAATAGCAACAGTTGCCCAGTGGCAGGCAGCCCTTCGCGCTGTGAAATATACGAATACGTCTCACAACCCGGCAACGGTTGCAAGAACCGTCACTTTCTCTGTCAGCGATGGCGCATTGTCCGCGACTGCAACCAAGAACGTCAGCATCACGCAGGCAAATTCAGCGCCGACAGACGTCTCGCTTTCTGGAAGCTCGGTAGCCGAAAATTCTTCCATTGGAACAACAGTCGGAACGCTTACTGCAACAGATCCAGATTCTGATGACGCTTTTGCCTATTCTCTCGTTACGGGTTATGGGGATAATGCAAGCTTCACAATAGAGACCCTAACACCTTTAAGCGCTGCGCTGAAGCTGGCAGTATCGCCGGATTATGAAGTGAAGAACAGTTATTCCATCCGCATCCATGCTACGGATATTGCTGGGGCGGCATATGATAAAGACTTTACCATTTCAATTTCCAATGTCAATGAGGCGCCGACAATCACATCGGGGGACACCACGAGTTTTGTGGAGAATGGGACTGGAACTGTTTATACCGCGACAAGAACAGACACCGATACGGGTGATACAGTTGCATGGAGCCTTGGCGGAGCTGACAAAGCGATCTTCAGCATTTCCGGCGACGGAAAAGTGACCTTCAACTCTGCTCCTGACTATGAGAATAAAAAAGACGTCGGAGCAGATAACGTATATAACATCACGGTTATTGCAACGGACGGTGGCGGCCTGACCGCATCAAAGAACGTAGCTATCACTGTTACGAATGCAAATGAGGCGCCGGCAATTACCTCGCCAGCAGCGTTAAGCGTTGCCGAAGGAAGCACAACGGCATTCACCGCTGCGGCAACAGATCCGGAAGGAAGCAGTATTACTTGGAGTATTACGGGCGGGGCCGATGCAGGGAAGTTCAGTATAGTCCCCGGCACGGGAACTGTGACATTTATTACCGCACCATCCTATAGTACGCCTACTGATGCGGATTCCCATAATGACTATGTTTTGGAGATTACCGCAAGCGACGGAACCCTTACTGCCGCAAAAACCGTTACAGTAACAGTCACTCAGAAAGTAAGTGGAGGTGGAAGTTCCACATCGACCACAACGACATCCACAGTCGTCGAGGTCAATGGACAGAAGCAGGATGCTGGAACGTCTAAAACGGAGACGGTGAACGGCAAGACGCAGGAAACCATAAAGGTCGACGACACAAAGCTTGATACGATACTCGAAACAAAAGATGAAAAACCGACGGTCACGCTTCCTGCCAGCAAAGGCTCCACCGTCGTGGTTGGAGAACTGAACGGACAGACCGTCAAGAACATGGAAACCAAAGACGCAACGCTGGAGATTAAGACAGACACGGTTACTTATACGCTGCCTGCTTCCCAGATCGACATTGACAGCGTATCGTCCCAGATTGGCTCCCAGGTCGCCCTCAAGGATATCAAGGTCAGCGTAAAGATTGCGGAGCCACCAGCGGATACTGTGAAAATCGTTGAGGATACCGCGAACAAGGGCAATTATCAGCTCGTTGTAAAACCCGTCGAGTTCGAAATTAACTGTACGAGCGGGGATAAGACGATCGAAATAAGCAAGTTCAACGGCTATGTTGAGAGAACCGTTGCGATACCGGACGGCGTTGACCCCAATAAGATAACAACGGGTATTGCCCTCAATTCAGATGGAACCTTCCGCCATGTTCCAACAGAAATCGTGGTTATAAACGGAAAATACTATGCCAAGATTAATAGCCTTACGAACAGTACCTATTCTGTAATTTATAATCCGGTTGAATTTACAGACGTTACTGCGCATTGGGCTAAGACCGCTATCAACGACATGGGATCGAGAATGGTAGTGACAGGTGTTGGAAGCAGCACCTATGAGCCAGACAGAAGCATCACGAGAGCAGAGTTTGCAGCGATTGTTGTCAGAGCATTGGGCCTTGCTCAGGGTACTACTGAGAGCAAATTTGGTGACGTATCGCTGAGTGACTGGTTTAACGGCTATGTGGACACCGCAACGTCATACTCTCTCATCAACGGATATGACAGCGCGTCGTATGGCCCCAACGACACGATTACCCGCGAGCAAGCTATGACGATACTGGCAAGGGCAATGAAGCTGACGGGATTGAGCGTAAACCTCACAGACAGCGAAAAAACCACGCTCATTTCTAATTATTCAGACGGGTCATCAGTATCGGATTATGCGAAGGCAAGTGTGGCGGCCTGCTTAAAGACCGGCATCGTAAACGGAACGACGACAAGTACGATCTCGTCAAAAGATTATGTGACGAGAGCCGAGGTCGCCGTTATGGTACAGCGCTTGCTGCAGAAGTCGGGACTTATTTAAGAGAGTAACTGCGAATTGGTATTATCTCGTATCGTGTACGAACAAAAATATAGAATAATCTCTTATTTCTTCGCACAGCGAAAAAACTTAATACAGACTTTTTTAAGATCACATAAACAAATGAGCCCCACAAAGGCGGCGTGAAACCGTCCCCGTGGGGCTCATATCCTTATTCCCGCCAGAAATGCAACTGTCAGCTTCCCGTCCGGCCCGACTTCGATGCAGTCAAGCACTCTGACGGACAGGGCGTAGTTGAAGGCGTGGATTTCACCCGCGCTCTCCAGCAACCCCATCAGCTCTGACGCCCGGTGTTTGGACAGTGCGGAATCTCCTCCTACCCGGATCTTCGCCTTCTCTCGCACCAGCGTATTCCACGCTGCGACGAACGCCGCCTCCGGTGCCTCGACCGGTACCTGAATGTCGGTGCAGAGCATGGAACGTTCCACCGGCGGCTTTCGTGGACAATATTTGTAGCGGTCCGGATTCTTGGTCCAGGTTGCCATTGGTTCCGGCGTGAAGGTCCTGCCTTCAACCTCCGTGCCGTGATTTCCCTTGAAGCTGCTGCACCGCCAGTATGTTTCTCCTTCCATACCCACACGCCTGGATGCCAGCTGAATATAAGTACACCCGCATGTCGCGCATACGATCCTTGCCGACAGCGGGTGCTTTTCACTATGTTGATGGTATCTAGCAATATGGCGTTTCTCGCAGTATTCCTTTTGGCGCAGAAGCTCCTGCTGGACGCATTCCCAGATGCTTTCGTCCACTATACCTGGGTGGCTGCTTTTCACGTAATACTGTGGCAGCTCTCCGGTGTTTACCGCACGCTTCTTCGTAATATAGTTCGTGTTATACGTTTTCTGGAATAGGGTGTCGCCTTTGAATTTCTCATTCCTCAGGATATGATCAATACTGCTGATGTTCCATGCCGCATTCCCTTGCTGGGACGGTATCCCGTCTGCCGTCAGGCCTGCCGCGATCTGTGTGATGCTGCTGCCTTCAAGGAACTCCCGATATATTCGTCTTACAATTTCTGCTTCAGCCTCATTGACGGTAATTGTATCTCCCGCCTTGTCGTAGCCCAGTATCTTGCCCAGCGGTACGCTCCTGAAGCTGCCGTCCTCGTATTTCCGCTGTAGCCCCCAACGGATATTCTCCGAGAGATTGGCGCTCTCTGTTTCAGCCACCGCCGAGATCAGTGACAGCAAGACTTCTCCTTCACAGCGAAGCGTGTGCAGAGACTCCTTTTCAAAATACACATCCACGCCCATGGCTTTCAGCTCACGTACACATTTCAGCGTGTCTACCGTGTTTCTCCCGAACCGAGATACGCTCTTTACGACGATCATGTCGATGAGCCCGGCCCTGCAGTCCTCCATCAGGCGCTTGAACGCAGTACGTTTCCGTATCTCAGTACCGGATATGCCTTCATCGGCATAGATTCCCGCAAAGGTATAGTCCGGATTTTCAGAGATGAAATGCCTGAAATAATCAATTTGTGCCTTCACACTGTGCAGCTGCGCGTCCTTCTCACTGGATACCCGGCAGTACGCCGCTACTCGTGTTTTCGGGGGAGGGTCATTTTCCGCTGTTTTCCTCTTTGAATAGATAGGTGTAATTCTTCTCTGTTCCATGTTCGTTCTCCTGTACGGTCCAGTGCCCATCCGGCAGATTCGGCAGCAGATGCTCCGGTATCTTGACGCCCTTACACGCAGCTTTACCTTTCCAAAGATAAGTGGCACACTCCCATCGTACGCCCCATTTATTTTGGCGTCTTACCAGCGCAGCGCCGCAGTACGCGCAGTGTAATCTGCCGCTGTAAGAATAGGTTTTGCATTTTCGGCCATTGCGGATTTCCTGCGCCTTTTCCCAATCCTCCCGAGTGACAATTGCGGGGTGATGATCTTCCATGTAGTACTGCACCAGCTGACCTGCATTTTTTACCTCTGTGCCTTGCTCATTTACAAAAGTCTTTTGCATCAGGCAGTCGCCCTTATACTTCTCGTTGGACAGGATACTCAGAACGCGATAATCTCCCCAGGGCCTGTCACAATAGCTGGGAACGCCGTTTTCGTTCAGAGCCCGAGCAATCCTATATGCGGACACGCCCTTTAGGTACCTCGCATAGATGAGCCTCACTACCTCAGCTTGTTTTTCGTTGATGACCAGATTTCCATCCGCAGCTTTGTCATATCCCAGCAGGCGATCGGCGTTAATCATGGCGTTGCCTTGCTGGTACTGGTGTTTTACAGACCACTTAATATTGCTGCTGACGGCTTTTCGCTCCTCTTCCGCAATGGAACCCAGCACGGAAAGCAGCATTTCGCCTTCAGCGGAAAGGGTATCTATACGCTGCTCCTCAAAAACTACGCCTATACCCAGACTTTTCAGTTCCCGCACGGTCTCTAGCAGAAGAACTACGTTTCTGCCAAACCGGGAGACAGATTTCGTATAGATAAGGTCTATGGAGCCATTACGCGCGGCGTCCAACATTGCCTGAAATCCCGGCCTGTCCTTTTTTGCCCCGGAGATCCCGCTGTCTGCATAGGTCCCCGCAAAGATATATTTCGGATTCGATTGGATGAGTTTCTCGTAGTACTGTCGCTGGTTTTCCAATGAATACTGTTGGGCCTCATGCCTTGTTGAGACACGGACGTATGCACAGGCCCTCAGCCTTTTATGTTCTACTGACGGCTCCCGCTTACTGATCTTCCTTTCGCTCATAACCTCGGGCTCCCTTCTCGATAGTCCAGGGCAGTTCTGTCCCATCCCGGAATACGAACACCACCTTGCAATCCGAGTAAATGGTCATATGGTCGAGTACAGCATTCCAGACGATGTCGTCGAACTCGCTCAGCGGATTCTTCTGCTTTTTCAGGTCTGCCAGAAATGCAAGAACGTTTGTTCGCTTGACTGCACATTTGGCAATCTGGAGGTCTGCTTCTTTCTTTTGCGCCTTTAGAACATCAAATTCCTCCACATATTCGTTGTAGCGTTCGTCGAAGTCCTTCGTCGGCTGGACCGTCTGGGTATTAGTCATCACCAGCTGCTCGATTAGAACGGTCAGTTCAGAACAGCGCTTTTCAATTTCCTCGTTCTGTTTCCTATACTCGCTGTCGTCAGTAATAGCATCCAGACAGTCCTCATACGCAGCAAACAGTTCTTTCTTTCCGCCCAGCAGGCTGTTGAATGCAGCCACGAAGGCCTGCTTGATAGCTTCCTCCTTCACCGTCGGCGTCGTACAATGCTCCCGCCCAGCAAACTTATTATTGCAGCGCCATATTGTCGTAGCACATGAATTACACGATTACTCGATCCATGAGAGCAAAAATCCCCGGAAATGCAAACAGCCGCTGTGGAAATCACACCACAGCGGCTGCACTTTTTATTTCTCAAACGTCTGTAAGCCTCGATATTACTGGCTTTTTCTTAAAAAAGAAGCACTACTATTCTATCAAAATAGTGGCGCTTCTATGGCGGAGATGGAGGGAGTTGAACCCATTGGATTATAAAATTGCATACTATTGTTTTTATATTCCCCGTAGTTCCAAGACCATTCAGGATTGGAATTTTAGCACTGAACAAGGCTTTTCTGCAGTTCCGTCGTTCAGATTGCTCTAAAGTTGTATGGAATCGGGGCTAAATGCACACCCCCAGCTTTTGGTGCACACCCCCTCAAAGGTGCGCATTTACCCAGATGAAGTGCGAAACCGGACAAGCTGCTTAACAGCGGCAGGCCCATTGCACGACCAATTCCATAAACTCAAAAGAGCCGGGAAGCCCTGCAAAATCAAGGCTTTCCGTCCCATAGCATTAAAATAAGGACGGCACCTTTGTATCAAAGATGCTGTCCTTATTTGCGCGAGGCTTGCCATGATGGTGATCAGAACCTCGCCCTTGGAGTCCATCGTGTTGATGGATTCCTTCTCGAACCAGACCGCGATGTTCTTGTCCTTGAGGAGCCGGATGTACTTGAGGCAG